GCCGCCCGTTTAAAGCGATCCAGACAGAGAGCAAATCTCTGTCTGGCAGTATTCGCGACACGCAGAAAACCCTCAAAGAGCTGAACACCCAAGCGGGACGCGTTGAGGGCTTTCGCAAAACGAGCGGACAGCTCGCCGTCACCGGCCAAGCGTTGAAGAAAGCCAAGCAAGAAGCCGCCGAGCTGGCTATCCAATTTAAATCCACCGAAAAGCCGACACGCGCACAGGCGCAGGTAATGGAGTCAGCCAAGCGCGCCGCCTCTGAGCTACAACTAAAATACAATGGCCTACGCCAATCCGTGCAGCGCCAGCGCCAAGAGCTACAGCAAGCGGGTATCAATACGCGCACGTTATCCAACGATGAGCGCCGCCTGAAAGCCTCGGTCAATGAAGCGACCGCCAGCCTCAATCGCCAGCGCGAAGCCCTCGCACGTAACAGCCAGCAACAAGCCAAGCTTAGCCGGATTAATCAGCGCTATCAGAGCGGTAAAGCGCTCGCCGGTAATCTGGCCGGAGCCGGTGCCGCCGGTGTAGGTATGGCGACGGCGGGTATTGTGGCCGGTGCTGCTGTATTAAAGCCCGGTTATGACTTTGCACAGAAAAACTCGGAGTTACAGGCCGTACTCGGTCTAGATAAATCGAGCGCGGATATGTTGGCGCTACGTGGTCAGGCGCGCCAGCTCGGCGACACCACCGCCGCCTCAGCCGATGACGCTGCCGCCGCGCAAATCATTATCGCCAAGTCAGGCGCGGATAAAGACGGCATTCTCGCCGCCACGCCGACCACGCTGAATATGTCACTGTCGAACCGTCGCAGCATGGAAGAAAACGCCAGCTTATTGATGGGGATGAAAGCGGCTTTTCAGTTATCAAACGATAAGGTTGCACATATCGGTGACGTGCTTTCTAGCACAATGAACAAAACCGCCGCTGATTTTGAAGGGTTAAGCGATTCACTGACTTATCTTGCGCCAGTGGCTAAAAACGCTGGAGTAAGTATCGAAGAAGCTGCCGCGATGGTAGGCGCTCTGCATGACGCCAAAATCACAGGCTCAATGGCGGGGACGGGGAGTAGCGCAACATTAAGCCGCTTACAAGCACCAACGGGTAAGGCATGGGATGCGTTACAAGAGTTAGGGGTGAAAACCTCAGATAAGAAAGGGAATACCCGCCCAATATTTACCATTCTTAAAGAGATTCAAAAGAGCTTTGAGAAGAACAAGCTCGGCACGGGACAGAAAGCCGAATATTTAAAAACAATATTCGGCGAGGAGGCAACAAAATCGGCCGCTGTGCTGATGGCCGCCGCCACATCGGGCAAGCTTGACCGATTAAGTAAAACCCTGAAAGACTCGGACGGCAAAACCGAGGAACTGGTCAAGGTGATGCAGGACAACCTCGGCGGGGATTTTAAAGAATTCCAGTCAGCCTATGAGGCCGTGGGGATCGACTTGTTTGACCAGCAAGAGAGTTCCCTACGTCAGCTCACCCAAACCGCCACAAAATACGTGCTTAAGCTCGACCAGTGGATACAGAAAAATAAAGGGCTGTCACAAACCATTCTAAAAATTGCCGGTGGTGCTGTCGCTATCATTGGCGTTCTTGGTGCGATTGGTCTGGTGGCGTGGCCGGTGGTGATGGGGATTAATGCGATCATTGCCGGAGCCAGTTTGCTCGGCACCGTCTTTGCCGCCGTCGGTAGCGGTATTTTAACGGTGCTCGGTGCGCTGACGTGGCCGATTGTCGCGATTGGTGTTGCTATCGTTGCCGGTGCTCTGCTTATCCGTAAATATTGGGAGCCTATCAGCGCCTTTTTTAGCGGCGTGGTGGAAGGGCTCAAGGCTGCGTTTGCGCCGGTGTCTGAGATGTTTGCGCCGTTAATGCCGGTGTTTGATTTATTAGGGCAAAAACTCCAAGCCGCTTGGAAGTGGTTCGGGGATTTGATTGCGCCGGTGACATCGACGAAAGAAAGCCTCGATAGCTGCAAAAATGCCGGTGTGGAATTTGGTCAGGCGCTGGCGAGTGTACTGACGGCACCGCTCAATCTATTTAACGCGATAGGCAATAAAGTCGATTGGCTGTTAGAAAGAATGGGCTTAATGAAAAAAGAGTCTGCCGATATCGATGCCAATGCTAGCAAGGTCAATCAGTACGCCACCGGCGCGAACGGTCGAGGCTATTCGCCCTCGGGCGGGTTACTCACCGGCGGCTATGCCCCGGTAAAAGCGGGTGGCGCAAGTTATACCGACCAAAGCCAGCACGCCTACCAGCTTGATATAAATATTCCTCCTGGCCAAAACGTGGAAGATGTTAAACGAGCTATCCGCGAAACCCTCGAAGAACGCGATCGCAGCCGTCGAGCAGCTGGTCGTTCTCGCATGAATACTGATTAAGGAGCCCTCACTATGATGTTAACGCTCGGGCTGTTTGTCTTTCAGTTACAGACATTGCCCTACCAATCATTACAGCAAAGCCTCGATTATCGCTGGCCGTCAAACAGCCGCGTAGGGCAGCGCCCCACTTATCAGTTTTTAGGTGCTGGTGAGGATAAGGTGACTTTGTCGGGCGTGTTACTGCCTGAAATCACCGGCGGCGCGCTGTCTATGCTCACGCTCAAAACGATGGCCGAGCAGGGTAAAGCGTGGCCGCTGATTGGTGGCGATGGGGCAATCTATGGCATGTACGTTGTCGCCAGCATGACGCAGACACAAAGCGTATTTTTTGCTGACGGCAGTGCTCGCAGGATTGAATTTAGCATGACCCTAACCCGCGTTGATGAATCGCTCGGGGCGATGTTTGGCGACCTGCAACAACAGGCCAATGACTTAGCCGGTCAGGCGGGTGAGATGGCGCAGAAAGCGCAGGATATGGCCGGAGGGTTATTCTCATGATAACCACCACGCCTATCGCCGCCGGTGCTGATATTACGCCCGCATTTATGCTCACCCTCGGCGGGGATGATATTACCGGCAACCTCAGTGATCGCCTGTTGTCACTGACGATGACCGATAATCGCGGCTTTGAGGCTGACCAGCTTGATATCGAGCTCGATGACGGCGACGGGCAACTCGCTATGCCCGCTCGCGGCGCGGTGCTGTCACTGTTTCTCGGCTGGAAAGGTTCGGCGCTCATTGGTAAAGGTCAGTTTACCGTTGATGAAATCGAGCATCGAGGCGCGCCGGACACGCTGACCATTCGCGCCCGTAGCGCTGATTTTCGCGGGTCTCTTAATTCCCGCCGTGAGGTGTCTTACCACGACACCACCCTCGGCGCAGTAGTGAAACAAATAGCCGAGCGCAACCAGCTCGACGCGGTGCTAGCGAAAGGCTTTGTTGATATTGCTATCCCCCACATCGACCAGTCTCAGGAGAGCGATATTAAATTTCTCACCCGTCTGGCCGAGCGCAATGGTGCCGAGGTGTCAGTCAAAGCGGGCAAGCTGTTATTTATCAAAGCGGGGAACGGCGTGACGGCCAGCGGCAAACCTATCCCGATGATGACTATTGAACGCAGCGACGGCGATCGCCACCAATTTGCGATCGCCGACCGCAATGCTTACACCGGCGTGACGGCAAGCTGGTTACATACCAAAGACCCGAAACCGAAAAAGCAAAAGGTGAAGCTACAACGCAAGGCAAAGCCTAAACACATGCGCGCTTTACAGCACCCTAAAGCGAAGCCCGCGAAAAAGACAACCGCCAAGGCGACCAAGCCACAGGAAGAAAAACAGGGCGAGTATCTGGCCGGTGAGTCCGATAACGTGCTGGCGATAACGACAATCTACTCGACCAAAGCGCAAGCAATGCGGGCTGCACAATCCAAGTGGGACAAACTGCAACGCGGCGTGGCTGAGTTCTCTATTAATCTCGCCATGGGGCGTGCCGATTTATATCCAGAAACGCCGGTCACAGTGAAAGGGTTTAAGGCCGTCATAGACCAACAGGCATGGACGATCACTAAAGTGACCCACACCCTCGGCGATGGCGGCTACACGACGGCGCTAGAGCTTGAGGTTAAGCTGTCTAATGTTGAGTATGAGGAAGAAAAACAAGATGAATAAATATACATAATTCATTGTTTTAAAAGGATAAAAACACTAAAATTGCTGTATCGAATCTAGCCATTGAGGTGATTAAAATGTTTCATTGTCCGCTCTGTAAAAATGCCGCTCACGCCCGTTCTAGCCGCTATATGACCGACAAAACAAAAGAGCGCTATCACCAGTGTCAAAACATCAATTGCGGCTGTACATTTGTCACGATGGAAACAGTGGAGCGTTACATCATGACGCCGGGCACGGTTGTCCCCGCCATGCCTCACCCGGAACGCAACGGACAACAAACCCTCTGGATGTAAAAACAGAAAAGCCCCGAATATCGGGGCTTTTTGTCGATGTGGTCAATGCGTGGACATTGAAAGAAATAAATCCTTTTATTTCATATGGATGGTTTGATTTTTATATCACCATCCCTGTCTTCCCCACCTTACGGTGGGGTTTTTTTTGTCTGTATTTTGAGGGTTACGGATTGCTGTGTCTTGATGCAGCGCGTAGTTCCCCGTAGATATAGTTCTTATAACTATCCACGAGTTTTTGGTCGGCGCAGTCGTTGAGTTCACTTTTGCAAAGGTGGCGCATTTCGATATTTGCGCGATAAAACGGTGAAACGTTTAAATTGGCATGTTCTAAAACCATCCCACCTAGGAAAGCAATATCCGTCATTCGTCCTAAATCGGTAACGGCTGGCGAGTTGGTGTTATCACGCAGGCTAAATTGGGTTAAATGCATCGGGTCTGACAGCGTGGTGGTGTAGCCATTGGCCCAATCAATAGCAGGCTGGTGATCGCCAAAGTGCATAAAAATGATCGGTTTCTGGCGTGTATCAACAAAGTGGAAGAAATCCGCTAGTGCGGCATCAGAGGTCTTTATTTTTTCCACATAGTGGCTGAACTCGCCAGCAGAACCACTATTTTTTACGTAGTTTGCTAGATGATAATCGTCGCTGTGCTTTTCATCATAAGGGCCGTGTTCATACATGGTTAACGCATATATAAACAGTGGTTTATCTGTTTTTTTCGACATGATTTGCTTGACGTATTTCAACATGTCGGCGGTGCTGATGTGCCAAAGGTTATCCTCAAGCTTACCGGGATATCCCAGTTCTTGTGGCTGAAGGATTTGGTCGATTCCCATCTCGTGGTAAGCATGGCCCGCGTTATAGGCTGATTTATTAAATGGTGTAAGCACGAT